GTATAGGCATAGGTTATCCTAAAAAAGGAGTTGAGCGTTGGGAATCTGACCAAACTGAAATAGCTCTTGGTGCTGGTAATGGAAGTAATCTGGCAACAGATGAAACATTAGATAAGAATGAAAACGGTAAACCATTTAGAAAAATTAAAATTGTAGATATTACGAAACATGGTGGTGAACAAATGCAAGACCCATATGGTGAATGGCATGTTGTACCGGAAAAGGCAGATATTAAAATTAATACTATGCGAGTAAGACATGTTAAAGTGAGAGAGATTAAGTGAGAATAATTTGTTGTAAGTTTGGTGATAAGTTTACAGATTGGCATGTAGATAATTTAAAACATATGATAGACACTTATTCAGGTCTAAAGTATGATAGTTTTGAAGTTATTACAGAAAATCCGTATAACAATGTTTTTAACAAACTACAAATGTATAGTAAGTTTAAAGACGGAGAAAACCTATACTTTGATTTAGATGTTGTGATATTTGATAAACTACCTAATCTAGTTAGAAAGTATTTTACTTTATTAGATGATACATGGTGGCGTGAGCCTGCTCATACACCTTTGAACTCGTCTATTGTTTCATGGACAGGTGATGTATCTTATGTATGGAATACATTTAAAATCTATGAGGATGAAAACCTAGAATATTATACTAGAGGTAGTGATGAGTTTTATTTTGAGGAGATAAATTACTATGACACATATGAACCTGTATGTCCTTCTATAAAAGATTATCTCTATGAGAAACCAAAAGATTATAGTATTTGTACTTTAGGTCAAATGCACCACCTTATGGAAAAAGGTTGGTCTGGCTGGTATAATAAATACTTCTTACAAGGATAGTATAATGAATGATGATGATAAAGCGTTATTACGCTTGAATACAATGTCTGATTGGATTGAATTAAATCCAGGTTTTAAAAAAGACAAACTGTTAGAAGAATTAAAACCTTTCGAGAACGATTGGAAAAAATATAATCCAAAAAAACCTAACAATCGTTATGGTTTGAGTGTGACTAGTATAGACGGTGGCCTTCATGGCATTCCTGACTTGACAAGTTTAAGAGATTGGGAAATACAAACAGGTGAACAAATACATAATCACGATTTAAATGTACCCACAGATGTATATAAAAATTGTCCGACACTACAAACAATATTAGAACCATGGAAACCATGGTTAGGTCGTTGTCACTTCTTACGAATGGACAGAGGTAGTTTTTTTCCTGAACATTTTGATATCAATAAAGAAGACTACAGTTATGATGAAGTTAGATTTATCGGTTTTGTAAAATGTAATGAATATGACTTTAAGTGGATTTATGATGACAGAGTTATCAAAGGTAATCAAGGCACACTATGGTATTTTAATGGTAATAAAAGACATAGTGTATTTTCATTCAAAGACGGAATAATCTTATTAGTAATGTGTTTAAAATTTGATAAACACTTATTTCAGAAAATGTTGGATTATGGCAAGGTAAAATAATGTTTTCTATATTATGGTGTATATTAGGAGTTATATCAGGTGTACTTTTTGGTGTAATACCAGGTGCAGGTCCTTTTCTAGCAATTGCAACATTATATCCTTTATTGCAAATTTTAGACCCTTTTAATATATTACTTTTTTACATCTCACTTCTTATCACAACAAATTATACCAACTCTGTGACAGGTATTCTATATGGTATACCAGGTGACGCAGCTGCCGTAACGACTGCTAGGCATGGTCATAAGTTATTCTTAAAAGGTGAGGGACATTTAGCTGTTAGTAATAATGCAATATCAAGTACGATAGGTTCTGTGTTTGCAATTATTTTATTCTTATTATTTTTGCCTAGTATATACAATATATTTAAATTTTATAATAGTACCTTACAATTAGCTATTATATGTACAGCAATAGTCTTCTTAACATTACTATCAAAACAAAAGATATGGAAAACTGTATTTCTTTTTCTATTTGGTGGTGTGTTAGCAAAGATAGGGTTTGATAACACAACTTTTGAAACATGGGGTACATTTGGTATAGATTATCTAACACTAGGTATTCCTTTTAGTGCTGTAATGATTTGTCTATACATTGTACCAGAATTATTAAAATTTAGAGATGTTGAAATAGGTGAACAAAAAACAATCAACAAATTTGGTTATGATTCAAGTACAATACCAGCAACTGGTATAGGAAGTTTTATAGGTTTTTGGTGTGGCCTTATACCTGGCGTAACAAATATATTAGGTAGTTATTTAAGTGCAAACTTTGTCAAGAAAGATTTAAATAAGATAGCAGCTGCTGAATCAGCAAATAATAGTGGTGCGTTAAGTTCATTATTACCTTTGATTATATTAGGCATACCAATTGTGGGTAGTGAAGTATTGATTTATTATTTAATTGTTACAAAAGGTTTTACCTTTAGTGTAGATACTATGAGTTATTTTACAGATATACTATATTTTATACCAATAGTTTTAATTATATGTTTAGTATTATCTTGGGGTTGTTTTAATATATTAGGTCAATTAGCACAAGTTTATAAGAAACACAAAAACATATTAATATTTTTTATCGTAACATTTATTTGTATTATGAGTATAAACATTTATCCTGTAAAAGAATATATGATTATATGTTTACTTGTATTAGGTCTAATAGGTTATACATTAAGAAAGTTTGATACCTTTCCTATACTGTATGGTTATTTCTTAACAGATTTGTTTTGGGATAATTTAATGAGAGTAATGGTGATATATTAATGAAACATTTAATACTAGGATATCCGAGAGCGAAGAACAAATGGTCATGTCTTGAAAGAGCATTGAAGATTAACGGCCATGATGTAGATGTTGTTACGGAAAACTTTGATGATATTGTAGGTCCATATGATAGAATTTATACAGTATCAGAAAGTTTATTACCATTACATGCTAAATTAGAAAAGTTATGGGGATTAAATAACATATCTGAAAAGGCTGCTGACATATTATCAGATAAGTCAAAGATGGATAGTCATTGTAAATATCAGTTAGGTCTTGGCAGTATTGTACCACATAGTATCATTCCTACTAACGACACAGACCTAGATGTATTTGAAAATACACCTTTCATAATAAAACCAATCATTGGTTCAGGTGCAAAACCAGGTGGATTAAATTATCTCTCGTTTAGAAATAAGAAAGAATTTTTATTACATGCTGGCACATCATTTTTTGATGATAATAAAAAAGGTAAATTGGATGGTGAGTTTAATAATCGTAAAAATTATTACATGGCTCAAGAACAATTACCAGACCATTCTATTTTATGGGGACCATATGGTTATGTAAATGATAAAGGTAAGTTTAAGATTGTACTATGGGTTAGAGGTAAGGTTGGGTATAATAAAATTGACGAGTATTCTTATGAATCAAAGAATGCCGAATGGATGAGTTTTGATGAGAAAGATGTACCTACAGATGTTATAGAAACTGCTAACAGCTTCTTTAGTAAAGTTATTACGAGTTTAAATCTAAAGAATATGTTTTTTTCAGGACCAGACTTTTACAAATGGGAAAATACTATAAAGTATATAGATTGCAATCCTAGATTAGGTCAAGGTTTACAACAAATGGATGATGTACATAAAAATAAGATAGTGTCAAAGATATTAAATGATGAACCAGTTTCGTATGATAGACAGATATATTGGGTCGCCTCTAAATTAAAACCAGGTAAAATAAAATCTGTAAAAGATATTAGACACTTAAAAAGTTATTTTTGTAAGACTAATAATGATAGATTAAGACCAGGCGAAACTATACCAGAGTTTACACATATTACTATTGAAAAGGTGCCTAGAATTTCTTTTTTAATAACCGGAGTTAACGAAGCTGAAATGCAAAGAAAGTATCAGTTCGTTAACACCGAGTTACAAAATTGTATTGAGTATTTTTAGTTGCTATTTAAAGCAACAGCAGCTTCAACTTTATTTACAAGTGAAGTAGCATTGTTATCATTCAATACATAAATTGCTGAACCAGCAAAGGCTGTTTGCCATGCTTCAGATGTTGATAAATCTGTTAAGACATTTCTTAACTCTTCAACAGTTCCGTTTTCAGCATTTACAGTTACGATAACATCAACAAATGCAAAGTCTAAATCACCTTTAGAGCTAAACGCAAAACAATTTCCGTCAGCTTCTACTTTAGCCTGCTTAGTTTGAATTGTAAAGATTGTATCGGCGTCTTTACCTAGATAACCTCTAGTAGTAGCACCACTACCGTCATATGGTACAATTTCAAAATCAAAGTTATTTGATTTAGCTAAGTCACTTAAAAATTTCTCAACAGCAGGTGATTTACCCCATGTTGCAATTTTAAGACTTTCACCACTCATATCTGATAGTGAATTGTATGTACGACTACAAAGTATTGTTTCGTATGCTGTAACACCAATGATGGTATTTTTATCCATAGTCACAGACGGAAGAGTTGAATCTCCTGGCCATTCTGTTGACCATACAGTAAGTACATTACCTTTGTCAAAGTGTTTACCTGCTACAACTGGATTATTTGCCTGAACATAACTAGTGTTATCTAATTTTTCAGAAATCATTGTTAACATTTGGTGAAAAGCACCTGAATCACTACCAGCATTTACTACAGTAGTGTTTCCTGCATATGATGTATTTGCAAATAGAAACATCATACATGCGATTATATATTTTTTCATTCAGTTCTCCTTTAATAATGAATATTCATATTTAGTAAGTCGTATTATATAGTTTTTTGACTGTAATGTCAAGCGTCCTTTTGATGGTATCAAATGGTCTATCAAATCCTATGGTAAGTGTAATTCTATCTTTATCTGTTTTATTTTTAACACCATGAAGTTGTCTGGTATTTATTAGGTAAACTTCTTCACCGTCATATTCTTCAAGAGGTTCATTAAAATCGTCAACAAATATTATTGAGCTATTACTAAAATCACCTACAAGTGGAAAGTTCAATGAACATAATTTACTATGGTCTCTATGAACAGGTAGACCACCATAATGTACTTTGGAAAATTTCATACTGCTTATTGGAGATTGTGTAATATTACTTAATGCCTCACTCCATGAGGTTGTAGGCACCGGTGCTTCATCTACTGGCCATTGTATACCATGACGGTCAACACCTCTATGATATTCTGCCTCTAAACAAGACTTGACAATCTCACTTTTCGGCCATGACAAATTATATTTTTTACAATATTTCATCAAAGAAACATACGGTCTTCTTTTAAGTTTTTATCTATAGTGGGTAATTTAGCTCTTTCTTCAAGCCATTTATTTGCTAATTCTTCAGTTTCAAAATCTCTGGTCATTATAACAGTTTTCATATCTTCTAATAAAGTCGCTTCTTTTGAATACTGGTATTTCTGGTCATTAGCAATATGACTTTTCAAGGCTTCTATATCATCTACGCCGGCATTAGAATTCTCAAAAAAATCTGCTACATCTTCATATATCTTATCAGGATTGGCAATATTTCTGTACATTAATTTAATTGATATCATTTAATTCTCCTATTCTATATTATTTAGGTGTATAAATAGTATTGTATATAGGAGAAAATTATGAATACAGTATTAATTGATGGCAAAGAATTTGATGTCGCAAAATTGAGTCCAGAATTACAAAATTATTTAATCGTAAGACAAGAAATTCAGGCCTCTAAAGTACGACACACAATCGAGCTAGAGAAAATTGATGTGTTAACGACACATTATAACAAAAAGATTGCAGTTTTAGTAAAAAAAGAAGTACCGGAAGAGAAATAGATGGCAGCTATAGCTAACCTAACAATAGACCAAGGAACGACATTCAGTTCGGATGTCACAGTAAAAGACGCTAATGGTAATCCATTTGATTTAACTGGTTATACAGCATTAGCTAGAATGGCCAAAGGTTATTCATCAACAAGAACACGAACAGTTATTACCTGTACAGTAGCCGCTGACGCTACTTCAGGTGTAATTACTATGGCTTTAAGTGCTGATGAAACAGCACAACTAGAAGATGGTAGATATGTTTACGATTTAGAGATATTACAGACCTCATCTAGTACAATAACAAGAGTTATTGAGGGTGTTATTACAGTTAGACCACAAGTATCTATCTAATACAACTCTTTTTTGTTATAAATATACCCAAGGAGAGAAATTATGCCTGATATTACAGCAAAGATTAATGTAAATACATCACAAGGACCACAACAAGTATCCGTTGCCTTGCCCTCTGCTCAAGCGGCACAAAATAGTTCTCTTCAATTAAAACAATTGGGAGATGTGGACACTTCTTCATTAGAAGACGGCGCAATTTTACAATATAGGTCAAGTGACGCAAAGTTTGTAGCTAGAAATGAAATTGTTACAACGACAGGCACATTGACTTTAAACGCAGGAGCATTTTAGGAGTTATAGATGGCAACAGTAATTCAGATAAAAAGAAGTTCAGGTACTACTGCCCCAAGTACGCTGAAACTAGGTGAATTAGGTTATACTTATGGAACAGGAACACAAGGTAATTTAGGAGATAGATTATTTGTGGGAGAGGGTGGCGTTGACGGTTCAGGTGACGCTAATAATATTTCAGTAATTGGTGGTCAGTATTTTACTGACATGTTAGACCATGTTGCTGGTACATTAACAGGTAGTTCAGCAATCATAGCAGACACTAACTTAGCAATTGACCAAATGATTATTGGTAATAGTGCTACAGTAGGTGGTCAAGTAAAATTAAATGAAGGAACAAATAACGGTTCTAACTTTATAGGTTTAAAAGCTCCAAACAATGTAGCCGCTACAACTACTTTCGTATTGCCAGACGGAGATGGTTCAGCAGGACAATTCCTAAAAACAGATGGTTCAGGTAATTTAGATTTCGCAACTGTTAATCAGTTTATTGATTTAGCAGGTGACACAGGAACAGACACATACAATACTGCCGAAACATTAACATTCTCTGGTGGTGCAGGTATGGCAACAGTAGTTACAGATAATAATGTAGCTATCAATGCAACATCATTAACAAATTCAAATTTATCAGGTAGTGCAGGTATCACAAATGCTAACTTAGCAAATCCTACAACTACATTAGGTGCCTCTACATTAACTTTAGGTGCAACTACAACTGACATTGCAGGTTTAACATCATTAGTAGTAGATAGTATTACAATTAATGGTTCTACACTTTCAACAACTTCAGGCAATACAGATATTACTTTAAGTCCTCATGGTACTGGTACTGTTAAAGTTCCATCTGCCTACAAAGACAGAGCGGGTTTTGATTCAGACTCACTAACAACAAAAGCATATGTTGATGAAGTTGCAACAGGTTTAGATGTTAAAGACTCAGCTTTAGTTGCTACAACTGTAAACTTAACTGCTACATACTCTAATGGTACAGCAGGTGTTGGTGCAACATTAACAAATTCAGGTACACAAGCAGCTTTAGTCCTTGACGGTATTACACTTGCAGGTGGCGACAGAGTTTTAGTTAAGGATGAAACAGTAGGTAACAGAGAAAGAAACGGTGTTTATTCTGTTACACAAATCGGTTCAGGTTCAACAAATTGGGTACTAACAAGGGTAACAGACATTGACGAACCTAGCGAGCTTACTGGTGGTTCATTCGTATTCGTAGAATCAGGAACAGCAAATGGCGGAAACGGTTTTGTATTTACCCATGTCGGACAACCGACATTAGGTACAACAGAATTACCTGTATCACAATTCTCTGGTGCTGGTCAAATTGACGCTGGTGACGCAATCGTTAAAGCAGGTAACAGACTTGATGTTGCAACAGATAACTCATCTATTGAAGTTAACGCAGACGCATTAAGAGTTAAAGCATTAGGTATTACAAACGCTATGTTAGCAGGTAGTATTGATGGTGCGAAGATGGAAAACTTTGTATTTACAGACGAAGGCTCTACACAAGGTCAAGTTCAAATTGGTAACCCGATGGAGTTTTTAGCAGGCGAAGGTTTAAATACAAGTGCTTCTGGTAATACTTTGACAATCGCAGGTGAATTAGCAAGTACATCAAATATCGGTGTTGCTAAATTTACAAGTTCTAATTTTTCAGTTACATCAGGTGATGTGGCAATTGTGACAGTTGATGGAGGTTCATTCTAATGAAATTATGGAAAAAATTTAAAAGTCTTTTTAATTTAGACTACCCTTTAGTATTAACTAAAGAACAAGAAATTAACACAGATTTAAAACACTTAAAAACTTTAACCAAAGCTGAGTTAGAAAAACTTGGTAGAAAAATTGGTATTGAGTTAGACAAAAGACTTACAAAAGATAAACTTATTAAACATATTAGAAAACATAGCAAATAATGTCAACGGTAATTAAACCAAAAAGAAGTGAAACGGCATTAAGTGTACCAGCTGCCAATGTATTAGCCGTTGGCGAGTTGGCCATGAATGTTACAGATGGTAAGTTTTATACTAAAACCACTGGTAATGTTGTTAAAGAAGTAGGTGGTGCTGGTTCCGTTAATCTACAAACAGTAGTAACAAACGGTGCGACTACAAATGCAGATATTATTTTAGATGGTGCAAATTTAGTTTTTGAAGGTTTCTTAGCAAACGCATATGAAACATCTTTAACGGCTCAAGAACCAACACAAGATAGAACAATTACTTTACCCAATGTAACTGGTACTGTAATTACAACAGGAAATTTAACAGTAGATGGCACAACAACAGGTGATGTACTTGTTGGTGAGGGTGACGCCCTTGCATATGCTATCGTATTTGGAAGTTAGAAAATATGGCAAGTGCATTTAAAAACGCAGGTATGACAGTTGTAACAA